GTGAGGGCACAAACATGGCTTACATAGGAAACTATATTGGCACCTATTTATTAAAAGAAAGTGAGGAAAAGAGAAGATGAAAGGATTTCCAAAAGTAATCAAAACAAAATCAGACCTGGTAAACACGTTCAAATTGGTAAAGCGTGGCCGACTGGAAAAAGAAGATTGGTTGGCAGCAGTTGAAAAACTGGAAAATCAGAACTGGATTATGTGCCCGGTCATTGAATTATCAGAGGATAGAAAGACCGTAACCATTATGTATTGTGCAGAGGTAGAAGAGGGGCAGAAAATTAAAAATGGGGCAGTATATCCGACTGTACAGGGAATTAAAATCGTACATATCAATAAAGACACGGGAGAAGAACAGACAGCGGCAGAAAACCTGGAAACAGGACAGAACAATGATATTGTCCACACCGTTCTTTCTATTTCAAAGGCACTGAACATGGGCAGCACAGAAATTGGCATCCCGGCAGAAGTGACATTTTATGACCGCCTGGGCATCACAGAAGAGGAAGTGGAAGCAATGAAAGGAGAGTTGGCATAATGAGCAGATTATTTATTTATGATGAAAACATGGTGGATGAAAGGGCAAAAATCACAGTTGCCAAAATGGCCGCCGTTTCTGACATTGTAGCCCCGGAAAAACAGTATATACAGTACACCAATAAGGGGGAAGTTACCGTACTGGCCGGATGCGTCATTGCCGTGGGAGAAAACGCAGTATTTAAGACAGTAGAAAAAGCATTAACAAAAGCAAACTTGGACCAGGGGGCAGATTTTGAACATGGAAAGGATTATTATATATATATTTGCGACCCAGGAACAAACAGCCAGGATGAAGTTTATTTGATTTCCTTAAATTCCACATTCCCGGGCGGGGAAACCTGGGACGATACCAATACAAGGAAAATTGGCGGATTCCACTATGGAAGAGTGCGTAATACAGACGAACACGGAAGAGCCATAAACACTTCCGGGTCCGTAAGGGGAAGCGGTTGGGAAAGTAATACCCGTGTGGATATTCTGCCAAATTCCGTATGGACAACAAAACACCGTCCAAAATGCGACCCGTCCGGCATGGTCTACCTGGGAAATGCGTTATGGGGGGACATTTACCTTTCCAGTGATGACGGAGCCAACGGCTTACAGTCCGTGTATAATAGCACACCGATTACAGGAACCGAGGGACTTAACTGGTATATTGCCGGAGAACGTGCAAGACGTGTAGGAAAAAGGCTGCCGGATTACATGGAATTTACAGTGGCGGCAGACGGAAGCCCACAGGGCCTTGACAATTCCAATGCAAATGGGTGGACAGCAAAAACCAATAAGGCCAGAACGGCAGTGGGGAAAATTGCAAATGCTGTCAGTGCATTAAATATTTGCGACCTGGTGGGAAATGTCTGGAAATGGTTAAATGAGTTGATGCACGACCCAACGGCGGCAAGTGCGGCATGGTATGACATTTTTGGCGGCGGTTACGGCCAGGCTTATATGTATTCAAGCACTGGCTTGCACGCCCTCATTGGCGGCGGCAATTGGAACAACGGCGTGTATTGCGGTTCACGGGCCGTCAATTGCAGCAATTACCCGTGGAACGTAAACACGTACGTTGGCGTGTGGTGCGTGTGTGACAGTCTGTAATCCCGTTGGGGTGGGCGAAAGCCCAACCCCAACATGGAAAGGAAAATGAATAATGGCGGCAGAAAAGAAACCAGAAAAACAAATTGATGCCTATATGGAAAGTATGAAAGCATACCAAAAGACATATGAATTTCTTTTATATATTTATCCAATATTGGCACAATTTCCAAAGTTTGAAAAGTTCGCATTGCAGACGCAGATTAAGACGGCCATATTTGAAATGTTAAAGGATTTAATCCGTTTCAAGAAAACAGGAACAAAAAGCCACCTATATGCGGCGGATATAGAGTTGCAGTTTATAAAAACCCTGGTGCGGCTTTCGTATGATTTGAATTTGCAGGGAATGAATTATAAAGCAATGAGCAAACACCGTTATGAGGTCATAAGCAGACACATAACAGCAATAGGAAGTACGCTAAACGGAATAATTGAAGCGGTAAAGGCCGGAACATGGAAGCCGGATAAATAAGAAATATGGGGAAACTGTTAATTCGCACCGGGCCTTTCCTGGCTTGCACGCCCTCATTGGCGGCGGCAATTGGAACAACGGCGTGTATTGCGGTTCACGGGCCGTCAATTGCAACAATTACCCGTGGAACGTAAACACGAACATTGGCGTGTGGTGCGTGTGTGACTAATCAGTATATTACAGGCACAGAAACATTATTTGTTACTGGCAAAGATTTATCTATTTTTTCGATAAGTCAGACGGTTTTCCCGTTCCGGGGCACACCTGGACAAAATAACAAAGGCACCGCCTTTTAGTAGAAGAGTATTTGAAAATTGGTAGGGCAATTATGAAAACAGTTAAAGGATTACATGAGAAAATGCACACCTTTGACAATGCCAATACTTCTTTTAGAAAGGCCGCAAAATGCAAGCGGTACAGCAAAGAAGTATTGGCTTTTTCTATGTCAAAGGAAGAGGAACTTTTGAGAGCGTGCGAGGAAGTGAAAAACCTTACATACACCCAGGGAGCATACACCATATTTAAAGTGTGGGAACCAAAAGAAAGGTTAATCATGGCACTGCCGTTTTATGACAGAGTAGTGCAGCACATGATTGTAAATATCATAGGGCCAGTATTTGAACAGGGCTTTTATTATCACTCTTATGCTTGCCGTGAGGGAAAGGGGATGCACGCAGCAAGTGAACAGTTATCACAATGGATGTATGAATTGATGATAAAAGAGGGATTGCGGCTCTATGGATTTAAAGGGGATATACACAAATATTTTGCATCCATTCCACACAATAAATTAAAAGAAGAAAACAGGCGATACATAGGGGACAAGAAAGCCCTGTATTTAATGGACGGTATTATTGATAAAAACGGAATACTGCCGGACGGTGTAGGAATACCAGTTGGAAATCTTACAAGCCAGTTATTTGCCAATGTATATGGGAATAAACTGGACAAGTTTGTGAAGCATACCTTACACGCAAAGTATTACATCAGATATATGGATGATTTTATAATACTTTCCGCAAACCTGGAACAGTTGAAAGAATGGCGGAAACGGATAGAAGAATTTTTAGAAAAAGAAATGGAGTTACAAATAAATCCCAAAAGTACCATTTTATATGCCGGAAATGGGATTGATTTTTGCGGATATATCCACCACCCGGAATATAAAAAGGTTCGCAAAGCATCCGTGCGGAAGTTAAAGAAGAACGTAAAACAATTAGAAGCCGGGGAATTGGAACGTGTAGAGTTTGAAAAGAAATATCAAAGCAGATTAGGACATATGGGACACGCTGACACCTACCACCTTACAAAGGCCATTGAATATGAATTGTTATTCTGGGAATGGGAACAAACGGAAAGCGGCATTGCAATTCCGGCATAGCGTGAAGAAATAACCGGGTCAGAATTTGAACACGGCAAGGGGTATGATGCACATAAGGGCAAAAAGAAAGGAGAGGACAACAAAATGGATTTACAAACACTTTTGCTTGCTATGAGCATCCCAAGCGGTGTGACCGCTTTTTGTTTTTGGCTTGTCGAAGAAAAGATGAAAAGAGAAAGGCGAGAACAGGAAGAAAAAGAAAAAGTGCGGCAGAAAAGTGAAGTCTTATTGATTAAAAGCGTTATGGCTTCCATAGCCCTGGGAGAAGCGGCAGCCACCGCACTGAAAAACGGACACGCAAACGGGGAAACAGAAGCCGCCCTGGAATACGCCCGGAAAATTAAGCATGAGCAAAAGGACTTCTTAACAGAACAGGGCATAAAAGGACTTTATGAGTAACAGCAGACAAGCGGAAAGGAGAAAGCACAATGAAAAAAATTGATTGGGTAAGAAAGTTGACAAGCCGGAAGTTATGGACGGCGGTTGCATCCTTTGTTTCCATGATGATTGTTGCGACTGGCGGAGCAGAGAACACCGCCACACAGGTAACGGCACTCATTATGGCCGGGGCATCCGTTGTGGCCTATATCATTGGCGAGGGGCTTACAGACCAGGCAAACGCCGGAGTGGAAACAACGGTGGAAGTGACAGAAGAGGAAGCGTAAGGGTATGGAAAAACAGGAATTTATAAAACAAATTGCCGGATATGTGAAAAAGTATGCTGCCAGGTACGGGATTAAAGTACATAGCCCTATTATTGCACAGGCAATACTTGAAAGCGGTTGGGGAGAAAGCAAACTGGCCGCCGTGTACCATAATTATTTTGGACTGAAATGTGGGACAAAATGGACCGGCAAGAGCGTAAACCTTAAAACCATGGAAGAATACACGCCGGGAACCCTTACACAAATTAAGGATAATTTCCGGGTGTATGACAACATGGAAGAGGGTGTGAAAGGATATTTTGAATTTATCCAGTTAAAACGCTATCAGAATTTGAAAGGCATCACGGACCCGGAAGAATACCTTAAAACCATTAAGGCGGACGGGTACGCAACAAGCAGCAAATACGTTGAAAATACCATGAGGATTGTTACACAGTACAATCTGCAAAAGTATGATACGAAAGGGGAAGAGAGCATGGCAAAAAAAGCAAGTGCCGTATTAAGCCAGGCAAGGGCCTGGATTGGAAGAAAAGAAGCAAATGGAACGCACAGGGAAATCATTGATGTATACAATGCCCACAGACCGCTTGCAAGAGGGTACAAAGTAAAATACACAGATGCGTGGTGTGCAACCTTTGTTTCTGCCGTAGCCATTAAATGTGGACTGACAAGCATTATTCCAACGGAATGTGGTTGCGGACAGATGATTGAATTATTCAAAAAACTGGGAGAATGGCAGGAAAGTGACAGCAGAACGCCGAAGCCTGGGGATATTGTATTTTATGACTGGGACGATACGGGAGCCGGGAACAATACCGGGTGGCCGGACCATGTGGGCATTGTAGAGAGTGTAAGTGGCGGCAGCATTACCGTTATTGAGGGAAACAAGAACAATGCCGTGGAACGCCGCACAATCTCTGTAAATGGCCGTTATATCCGTGGGTATGGTGTGCCGAAGTATGACAGCGAAGCAGGAACCGGGACCACACAGCCTGGAAAGAGCGTTGCAGAGGTAGCCAAAGAAGTAATTGCCGGGAAGTGGGGAAACAACCCACAGAGAAAAGAACGCCTGGAAGCCGCCGGGTATGATTACCAGGCAGTACAGAACAAAGTAAATCAGTTATTGAAATAAAAAGAAACACTTCCTAAAGGTCAAAGGAAAAAGAATATGTCACACAGGGCACGTCAATAAAAGGCGTGCCCTATTATAATGCTATGCGTCCAATAATTCTTCATAGGAAGTAGATAGAACATCACGAATGCCACGCAACTGGGAAAGTTGTATGTGCTGAATACCACGTTCTATTTTTACCAAGGCTTCCCGTGTGATTTCAATATCAAGTAATTGTAATTCACGCACTAAGGCGGTTTGCCCCATGTGGCGAGATTTGCGTATTCGCCGTATATTGCGGCCAATTGTATTGTTTTCATCTTCTTTTATTTTGACTTGAAACATTTACGGCCCCTTTCTGGACTAATACCAGTCCTTTTTACTTTATTTTAGGGGCATGGGTGTGATATAATGGGACTAATACCAGTCCAGTTTTTTATTTGACGTTAGATGACAGGGTATAAAAACGATAAAGGAGAATAGGCCATGGGACTTTTTGGAAAGAAAAAAGAAGCAAAAGAGCAGAAACCAATTGAAGGGGTTATGGCACAAAATGTTTTCGGAAAAACGCTGATGCCAGGAGAAAAGATTGATTATTGCATCCAGGGTAAAGGCCAGGCGGAAAAATTAGTTTTTTCAACGGCAGTATTGGCAACAACAGAAAAGAGGTGCCTTTATTTTGAGCAGGACGGAAACCAAACAAAAACGGAAACGCTTATGTATGACAAGATTGTTGCCATATCCCAAAATACAGGGTTTGAAAAGAAAATGGGAAACTATATTGGAATAACAATTACAACGGCAGACGGAAAAGACAGAATTGTGCGTTGTGTAAGCAATGAAGCAAACCAGGCAAAAATAAATGAAATCATTTTCGTAATAGAAAGTAGAAGATAAAAGAACCCCCAATATGCAAAAAAACAGTGTATTGGGGGTTAAATAATTTTATTAAAATATGTCGTAATATGTATTGACATATGCCGACATATGCGATATAATAAAGACAGTTAAGGAAGAACCTTAACAAATACATGGGCAAGCATAGAAAGGAGATAACATGGAAGAGAACATGACAGATAAGCAAATGGAAGTCATTTTAAATCTGGTAGCCGACAAGTTCAGTAATTGCAAGAACATGGAAGAGGTTGCCAAGGCCGTGCAGGAAGTCAGAAACATGGCAAAAAAAGAAAAGCCTAACGAATAGGCTTTAGGGGTTCAGAAAGGGCGGTGGACTTGCCAAAGCCGCCCAATCTGTTAAAAGAAATTATACACCATTTGGCAAGAGAAAGGAAGCGTGAATTTGCCAGAATAGAAAGAGGTTGAGAAAATGCCAAGAACAAAAAGCGGAGAGTTTAACCAGATTGCGTACCAAAATGAATACAACAAAATGAATTATGACCGTATAGAAATTAAGGTGCCAAAAGGGAAAAAGGCAGTAATAAAGGAAGCGGCCAAGGCAGCAGGGCAAAGCGTAAATGAATTTATAAATCAGGCAATTGATGAACGAATGGGAAAAACAGAATAAGCAGGAACCAGGGCGGCCAATGTGTCGCAAGAAAGGACGGTATTATGAAAACATGGTATTGCGTAACATCTTCATTTGATGATAGAGGAAGAGCCATAGCGGCAATTACAGCAACAAAAGAAGCGGAAGAGTGCCCAGAAAGCACATACACAAGCACAAGCCGAAAAGACATTTATAATGATTGGTTTGGAAGCGAAGAGGAAGCAAAGAAATGGGTTGAACAGGCCCGTTGTGCATAG